TCTTAATAGCATCACCAGAACCAATGAACTGCTGCTCTGTGAATCTGTTGATTCCAAGCATGTCATTAGCACAGATAGGTGGAATTACCATTACACGATTATCCATCGGTACATCAGCATCATCAAGAGTTAGAAGCATTCTGCGAATACCTGCATCTGTAATATCTGCTGCGTTAGATGAGTTACCTGTGTAATCAGTAGAACCATTAGAACCAATTACTGCTTTCTCGAAAGAAGCTGCTCCAGTTCCACCTACTGTTCCACCTTGTAAACCTTCAGATAGAGCAAAAAGGTCAGTATCGACTTGCTTTGCGAGCGCATAGCCAGCGTCATCGGTGTAGAACTTTCTCATTGAAGCTAGTGCTTGAACTTCTGCAATATCTTCAATTAACTTTGAATACTCGTAATGCTTATCAATGCTAACTGTTACTTTCGTATTAGTAGCTGCTGATAATGTAACTTGAGTGTTTGCAGCTTTAACACTTGCGCTTCCTCTTGCAGGTACTGGAATGTGAATTGCATCACCTTTCTTCCCTTTATGAGCAAGCTTAGTAACTAAATTAGCTACTACTAAATTTGACTTGTATGCACCTATAACTTCATCTGACCATAGTTCAGGAATGAAGTTATTGGCGACAGCAGTCGTGACTTGGTTTGAACCTAACGCCATTTTCTTCTCCTATTATAAGTAAATTATTTAACCCTACCTTCCGCATACGCTAGTTGAATTTCATCAGCTAGTGCAGCATGTCTGTTAGGGTCAGTTACCTGTAGATTGATTAAATCAGCTCTACGGTAAATCTTTTTTCCACCGACAGCATCTCCTGAAGAGCGTGTTTCTGAGCTAGTCTTTTGTAATGCTTTTTCTCTTTTAACTTTTTCTTTCTTTCTAACATCAGCAGTTTTACTTGCCATGTTAATTTGCTTCCATGTTGTAAACAACTCGTTAGCAGACTCAAAGTCATAAGAATCAGCAGTACGGAATAACTCTTGTCGTATCTTGCTTGCTCCAACCCAGTTACGAAAGTCTTGGTTTTCCACTATCTCCATAAAATCAGGGTGCGTAGATTCTAATTGTGCTTGATTCAACGCTTGATTTTGCATGGCTCTAGTTTCTTTAGCCTTAACTACATCGGGATGTTTTTCTATAGCTGAGTTAACTGCGTTTGCAGGGTCAGCATAGAACTGGTCCTCGAAGGGTACTGGTTCTTCTGTAGGTGTAGCAGTTTCTGTAACTTGTTGTTGAGTTGACATTAAACTATCAATTAATTTCCGTTGATGTCCAACTTCCATACCTTGTTTGCCTAATATTCTTTCAGCATTTTGGTGCATCTCAATAACTTCTTCAAGTGATTTTCCAGCATACTTCTCAGGAATTGTAGATTCTGGTTGTGTTTCAAGCTGTGTATCTTCTTGGATTAAATCCGCTTGTACCTCTCCTACTTCTTGATTTTCTGTTGCCTGTACATCTGTTAAAGGTGCTTCTTCTACTACTATACTCATTTTGGTCTCCGCCCATTTGGGTTATGAAGTTATATTAAGGTAGAATCCTTATGAAGAGGATTGCTCTACCGCTAGTTTTGTTGCATCTTCTAGACTTTGCAATTGTCTTAGAATTTGCAACTGACCCTTAGCATGCCAAAGGTCTTTTTCACTTTCAAGAGTGCGTATATCAACTACATTCTCTTCGGTGCTTTTCATGTCAGCCATTAAGTCTTTCCACCCTTCGGTTTCAAACATAGCTAATCTATCATTTAAAAACTGTTCGTCAGATTTCATTGTACTCGTGTACTAATTGCTGCTTTAGAACCTGCTTCTCTAGCCTTAGCTAGATTTAATATAGTTTCTGATTTAAGATGTTCCATCTCAGGTATATTTCTAGCAGTTTCTGAATCTTGATTAGCAATATCTGCTTTTAGTTTATCTAAATCTAATGCGTTTTTTTGCAACTTAATAATTTGTTCTTCTACTTGTATCTCATTAGGTACAACTACTGCTGCTTGTGCTTGATGTAGTATAGCTTTACCTTTTTCTTCTTCAGCTTCAGCTAGTGTCTTTTGAATATTAGCTTGTAATTGTTGTATCTGTAACTCGTTACCTATATTTTCTAACTCTTGCTGTCCACCATCAGGTTGACTACCTTGTTGTAGTGCTTGTACAATTTGGTCACGGTTATGAATACTAGAGTTTTGCATCATAGCTAATAAGATTACATCAAAAGCAGGAGAATCTTTAGGTATAGATTGTAACATCTGTACCATTTGAGTCATCTCTAATTCTTTAGCCATTATACCCATAGTTGAATAAGGTATAAACTTGTAATCGTTAACTGGGTATCTATCTACATCAAATTGTATCTTTCTCCACATTGATTTTTGGATTAAAGGTACAAGGAATGTGTTTTGGAAATTCATTAAAGTGCGCTTTTGTCTTTTAATAGCAGCACTTTGTTGCATAGACATACCACTAGCTGTAGCTCTATCACCTGCTACAGCATCAGAAGTACCTGTACCCATTTGAATCATAGCTTGTAAACTAGATACTTGGTCAAATGTACTTGGGTCTGTTGTTCCCATGTCTAATGGCATAATAGCATCTCTAGGATTACCATTAGTCAGTACTGTTTTACCCGGTCTGACTTCAAACTTAACACCTCTAGGTAGGCGTGTGGCATCCGCAGCCATCATAGGTGTAGTTGTTAGTGCTAGTGAATCAATCCTAGCTCTCATCTCAGCATCTAATGCTTTTTGTGCGTTATATGCTTTCTCTGAAACACCTCTACCCCAGAATTTGTTTGGTACTAAGTCATGTTGGTAGGATATAAAAGGTCTATCCTCCATGATAAATAAGTTTTGCTCTACTCTAAGTATATGCTCATCATTACATATAGTAACAACTGCTTCTACTAGCTCGTCTTTCTTTGAATACTCAAAGTCATCTTTATCTTTACTAGGCTTAAGGAACCTCTTAGGTACTTTACCCCAGTATTCTGTAATCTTTACTGAGTCAGACTCATCAGCTTGCTTCATCTCAGGGTCATAACCAAATGATACTGTATCGTAACTACCATCAAGAGGTACATCTCTGTATATGCCTGATAGAATACCTTCAACTACATGATAACGAGGTTTGATTACCTCATGTGCTACACCTAATGCTTCATTAATAGTGTTAGCTGATGGGTCCATGAGAAACTCTTTAGGAGATATAGGTTCTACCCTAACATCTATTGAGGGATACTCTTCTAACTGACGAGTAGTAGTGGTCGTACCTTCTACAGGTACTTCAGCAGGTGTTCTTTCAATAGACTGTTCTACAATTATCTTTCCAATACCAGTACCGTAGATAGCACTATTGAGAAATACCTCACATATAGCATCTTTACAGCCAGTCTTTTCTAAATCTTCTTGTAATAAATTCCTTACATACTCCGCATCCTGTGGATTTTCATCAAGCATGTCATCTTGGATGTCGAACCATTTCCCCCTGCCAAAAGTTGCTTCCTCTAACTCCGCAACAGCAGACTCAATAGCTTGCTGCATCGCAGGAGCTATGATTCTAGACTTTTCAGAGGTGCGTGTTCTGTCTTCTTGTAGCCAGATACCACGCCATAGGCGGTAATACTCATCCCACTTCTGTACATAGTTAGTATCTCTATGGGTACGCCAGCTTTCTAGCCTATGATTAAGCCATCCAGCTAAAGCTTGGTACTTTGTTTCTTTATTTTCAAACATTTATAGAAATATCTCCATTAACGCAGGTAATTCTGTGGAGTATAGCACATTTTAGGTAGTCATGTAGAGGTTTCTGTTAAATTATCTAATATCCTGCTATTTCATCGTATGGTTCCCAGTCATCGTCCATATCTATAGAGTATGCGAAGTCTGCTATAGACACTTGGTCTATATAGGCTAGGCTATCCAGTAAATCGTCATGACTTAGGTGATTAGGAAAGTCTAACATCTGTGACATAAAGACTTTCCAGTCTCTATCTTCATTAAAACTTATCTGACCGTGTTCTAGTCTACCTTGTAAGGACCATGTAATACGCTCAGTCTTCTTTTTACCACCATGTCGCAGCTCATCTATATGTACAAACCTATTCTCTGTACGCATTTCATCTTCTAGGTAAGGCATAATAGCATTTTTTAAAGAACCTGTTTCTATACCTACAGTAGTAGCTTCATTTACATCCGCAGCTTTAAGTATTTTCTTAGCAGTTTCTTTAATACCCCATCTTCCATGTAAAATATCTTTAACCCACCACTTATCTCTATCTACTTTGACAATCGCTATAGATGTTTCGTCTAATTTAGAGCCTTTTAACCCTCTTTCTTTTTCTACAGCTTCAAATCCAGCAGGGTCTACAGCTATTACATAGTTTCCTTCTTCAGGTTCTTTACCTGTATGAAACCATTCCTCTTTAAAGATACCACCAGAGAAAGTTTCAAAGCTTGCTTCAAA